AATAATATACATTCTTTTAATTCAATATCATTAGGATTAGGAATTGGGTATTTCATTAATGTCTTGACATTATTAAATTTGATATTCATCTTTTCATTAATAAAATAATACATATAATTATCAATGATAATTATATTCAATTTTTGTAATAAGAATAATTACAAATTTTTAATTTTTTGAATAAAGTCGGATGCGTATTTATTATCTTTTATTTCTATGTTCATTTTTTGTATAGCATCAAAAATTTCATCTTTATTATCATCTGTTATATTTTTTATTGTTTTAGTTATAATATTAATTACATTACTCATATCGTGTGAATCATTACATTTAGTTGTTCCAACAAAAAAATCAAACCATTTAAAATCTTTTGTTATTTCATGTTGTTTTTTTTTATAATAATAATAATCAATAAAACCAATTACGAGAACTAGTATTGTAATAATAAATATGATTTGTTCAAAGAAAATAATATTATTATTTGTTAATTCATTAATTTCAGTACGTCTTAACTGATATTCTCTATAAGTATTTATTACATAAAGAAAAAATAATAAACTAAAAAATATTATATTAGGTATTAATTTAGATTTTGATGAAATAATAAATATTAAATATATTATAAATGACATTACAATAGAATGTAAAGTATTACCACTTGCCCAATTATTAGATTCTTTATCTTCTCTATCTTTATCAAAATCCCATCCACCTTCAAACATTATAAATGCAAATACAAGTATTACAGCAAGAATATGTCTAGCATACCATTTATTTTGAATAAAATTTTTCATTTGACAAGATAAAATTTCTGAAATATATCCTGATGTTACAAGTGCATAAATTAAAAATATAAAAGCAAATCTAGATACGTTACTTGTAAAATCAATATCATAAGTCATTAATATATATATAAATAAAAAAATTGAAAAATAAAATTATTTAAAATAATAGTTATATATATATATATTGAAATGAGTGATTTAAATGAATATAATAAATTATTAAATCAATTAAAAAATTATACTTATAGTAAACACGAACTTGATGAATTAGAACCATTGTTACAAGAAGAACAGCGAATATGTTTATTACCAATAAAACATCCTGATATTTGGGCATTACAAGAAAAACAATTAGGTTCATTTTGGACTGCTGGAGAAATTGATTTTTCAAAAGATTTAAATGATTGGAATACAAAAGTAGATGATAATACTAAAGAATTTATTAAAAATATATTAGCATTCTTTGCTGGAAGTGATACTTTAGTAAATTTAAATATCATGAATAACTTTACAAAAGATATATCAATATTAGAAATACAACATTTTTATCAATTTCAAGCAATGATGGAAAATATTCATTCTTTAGTTTATTCTTTACAAATAGATGTATTAATAAAAGATGAAGAAGAAAAACAAAAATTATTTAATGCTATTGAGAATATTCCATGTATAACTAAAAAAATGAAATGGTGTATTGATTGGTTAAGTAATGGTGACAGATTTGCAAAAAGATTAATTGCATTTGCAATTGTTGAAGGAATATTTTTTTCAGGTAGTTTTTGTGCTATTTATTGGATTAAAGAAAAAAATATTTTACCTGGATTGACAATGAGTAATGAATTTATTTCTAGAGATGAAGCAATGCACTGTGAGTTTGCTTGTACACTATATAAAAAACTATTATATAAATTAGATGAAAAAGATGTACATGACATTATTAAAAATGCTGTTGCAATAGAAAAAGAATTTATTACAGAATCTTTACCATGTAAACTTATTGGAATGAATAGTGATTTAATGAAAAAATATATTGAATGTGTAGCTGATAGATTAAGTAATATGTTAGGATATAATAAAATATATAATTCTAAAAATCCATTTTTATTTATGGAAAAAATATCAATAGATCAAAAAACAAATTTTTTTGAACATAGAGTATCAGAATATGCAAAAGTTAATAATAATAATAATACATTTGCGGTAAATATAAATTTAGATTTTTAATTTTTATATATTATATATTATATAACAATGACATTTATATTATCAAAAAAATCAAAACCAAAGTTAGTTGATAATAATATATTAAATCAAATTACAAAACAAAATATATTAAAGAAACAATTAATTAATGTTGATTCAGACAAATCAAAATATCAAATATTATTAATAAGATTATATGATAAATGTATTGAATATTTAACAACATATTTTTGGATAATATTTATTATTTTAATTATTATTATTATTTTATGGTTTAGATATAGATGGTATAAAAAAAGTTTAAAAAAATGTAATAAACAAAATAATAATAAAAAATATTATAAACAAAATTATGAAGATGATGTCAATGACGATGACGATCTTGATATTAATGTAATAGATCTAGATCTAAACCAAGAACAAAATCAATATCAATATCAAGAACAAAATCAAAATCAATATCAAGAACAAAATCAAAATCAAAATCAAGAACAAAATCAATATCAATATCAAGAACAAAATCAAGAACAAAATCAATATCAATATCAAGAACAAAATCAAAATCAAAAACAAAATCAAAATCAAGAACAAAATTACGAAATAACTAAATTTGATACTCTATATACAAATAAAAAAGATATAAAATATAATATAAAAGATAATAATGTTAATATAAAATCTGTTAATTTTGATACAATTAATAATACATCTTTTGATCCTATTGACAATAGTAATTCAAATTTTTCATTTATATAGAAAAATTGAAAAAATTGAATAAAAAAACAATTGAATAATTAGAATTATATAAAATAATTGCATTATGTCTCAATATACTTTTTCAGATACTCTACAAACACGTGAAGTGTATCAAGAGTCTCTTGAATCTCAGAAAGAGACTCAAGAGACTCAAGAGACTATACAATCTGAGACTCTAAAACGAGACTTTACAAAGCTGAATGCACATACATTCAAATATGCGCTTGCGCATGGTAAAACTTTGTTGGAGGCTATAATAGAGCACACTAGTGTCATCAACTGGACAAAAATGAGCAAGATTTTTGACATTGCTTGGATTTGCAGGTTTGGCAAACAGTTACCATGTGACTATAAAGTATTGAGTAAACGTACGGATATCATACTTAAACTAGTGCTGACAACCGTAGACAAAGATTGGGACTGGAGAATACTGAGCACAAATCCAGCCATCACACCTGATCTGGTGCTACAAACCCTAAATAGAAAATGGGTCTGGGGTATAGGTGGTCTGAGTAGCAATAGAGCTATCACATCTAAGCTGATTCTCCAAACCCTAGATAAAAAATGGAACTGGGGTATAGACGGTCTGAGCAGCAATCCATATATTAAACCTGAGCTGATTCTCCAAACCCTAAATAGAGAATGGGTCTGGGGTATAGGTGGTCTGAGTAGCAATATAGCTATCACACCTAAGCTGATTCTCCAAACCCTAGATAGAGAATGGGACTGGGGTATGCATGGTCTGAGTAGCAATCCAGTCATCACACCTGAGCTGATTCTCCAAACATTAGACAAAAATTGGGACTGGGAAATACTGAGCATAAATCCAGCCATCACACCTGATCTGGTGTTACAAACCTTATACAAAAATTGGAATTGGTCTAGCATGAGTAGCAATTTCTACCAAGATCTTAGTCGCAATAGAGCCATCACACCTGATCTTGTGCTACAAACCCTTAACAAAGATTGGGACTGGGAAGTCGGTTTGAGTAGCAATCCATCTATTACATCTGAGCTAGTGTTACAAACTCTAGATAGAAAATGGAACTGGGGTATGCACGGTTTGAGTAGCAATCCAGCTATCACATCTGAGCTGGTTCTGCAAACATTAGACAAAGGTTGGTTTTGGAACACGTATTTAAACACAAATATGGGTCTAAGTTGCAATAAAGCCATCACACCTGAGCTGGTGTTACGAACCCTAGATAGAGATTGGAACTGGGGTATGCGAGGTTTGAGTCGCAATAAAGCTATTACATCTGAGCTGGTACTACAAACCCTAGACGAACAATGGAGTTGGTCTAGTCTGAGTAGCAATCCAGATATCACACCTGAGCTAGTTCTACAAACATTAAACAAAGGTTGGGACTGGTCTAGTCTGAGTGTAAATCAATCTATCACACCTGAGTTAGTGCTGTTAACATTAAATAAAGGTTGGAGTTGGGCTAGACTGAGCAGCAATCCAGCCATCACACCTGAGCTAGTGCTACAAACATTAAACAAAGGTTGGTGTTGGTATAGTCTGAGTAGCAATCCAGCTATCACACCTGAACTAGTGCTGCAAACATTAAACAAAGGTTGGAGTTGGGGTATGTACGGTCTGAGCAGCAATCCAGCTATCACTCCTAAGCTGGTGTTTAGTACCTGGGAAAAGCCATGGAGTGAAGATACCAAGGTTTGGGCATTCATAAATATGTCATTGGTGAAAAAAACGCTAAAAACGCTTACATTTACATTTACACAATGGGTACATGTCACTTACGCTCCTGGAAGCAAAAAAGCAGACGAAATAATCAAAAACCTAGAACTAATGAATAGAAGATGAGCATTTCTAGTCAAAATTTATTATAATTTTTCATTTATATAAAACTATTTAAAAAAATATAAAATATATTAAATACAAATAAATAAATATATAATAATATATATTTATTTATATTTTTAGTTATAAAAAAAATTGAATATAAAATGATTAAATAATTCAAAAATTTTGATTTGTAATTTCATTATGTCTCATTCTTACACTGTACGCATCTTTAAACATGCGCGTGGTAAAATACCATTGGAGGTTATGATAAAGCATACTGATGCATTTGACTGGACAGAAGTGTCCAAAGTTGCAGACATTGCCGATATTTGCGCGATTGGTGGAAGGTTACCGTGGGACTATAAAGTATTGAGTAAACGTACGGATATCACAGCTAAGCTAGTTCTGAAAACAATAGACAGAAAATGGGACTGGCGTGAAAACGGTCTGAGCAACAATCCAGCTATCACATCTGAGCTGGTACTAACAACATTAAACAAAGATTGGTGTTGGTATAATTTGAGCAGCAATCCAGCTATCACATCAGAGCTAGTTCTGCAAACATTAAACAAAGATTGGTGTTGGTATAGTCTGAGCAACAATCCAGCTATCACATCAGAGCTAGTTTTGCAAACATTAAACAAAGATTGGTGTTGGTATAGTCTGAGCAACAATCTAGCTATCACATCAGAGCTAGTGCTACAAACATTAAACAAAGATTGGTGTTGGAGTAAAAAAAATAAAGGTCTGAGTAGCAATACAAGTATCACTCCTAATCTAGTGCTACAAACCCTAAACAGAAATTGGAACTGGGGTATCTTCGGTCTGAGTTACAATAGAGCCATCACATCGGAGTTAGTACTACAAACCCTTGACAGAGAATGGGATTTGGGTATGCGCGGTCTGAGCCGCAATCCATCCATCACATCGGAGTTAGTACTGCAAACCCTTAATAAAGAATGGAACTGGTACATTCTGAGCGCAAATCCAGCTATTACACCAGAGCTGATATTGCAAACCCTTGACAGAGAATGGAACTGGAATAAAGATGGTCTGAGTAGCAATCCATCCATCACACCAGAGCTGATATTACAAACCCTTGACAGAGAATGGAACCGAGGCAGTCTGAGCAGCAATCCATCCATCACACCAGAGCTGGTATTACAAACATTAGACAAAGGTTGGAACTGGGATTGGTACATTCTGAGCAGCAATCCAGCCATCACACCAGAGCTGGTATTACAAACCCTGTACAAAGATTGGAGTTGGGGTATACACGGTCTGAGCAGCAATCCAAGTATCACACCTGATATGGTGCTCAAAACATTAGACAAAGGTTGGAGCTGGGGTATGCAAGGTCTGAGCAACAATCCAAGTATCACACCTGAGATGGTACTGCAAACATTGAATAAAGGTTGGAACTATAATAGGGGAAAGAATATAGGCCTGGGTAGCAATCCAGCAATCACACCAGAGCTGGTGCTTGCTACCAGAAACAAGCCGTGGAGTGAACATACCAAGGTATGGGCGTTCAGTACTATCAGTACTATGTTATTAATGAAAAAAGCGTGTTCACAATGGGTGCATGTCACTTATGCTCCTGGAAGCAAAAAAGCAGTAGAAATAATTAAAAATCTGGAACTGATAAATAGCAGATGACAATAACAGATAGCTATAACAGATGACCATAGCAGATGACAATAACAGATAGCTATAACAGATGACCATAGCAGATGACCATCGCAGATGACAATAACAGATGACCATAACAGATGACCATAGCAGATGACCATAGCAAATGACCATAGCAAATGACCATAGCAGATGACCATAGCAGATGACCATAGCAGATGAAAATAACAGATGACCATAACAGATGACCGTTTCTGGTAAAAATTTATAATAAACTTTTCATTTATATAAAAACAATTTAAAAAAATATTGAATATAAAAAATATTGAATATAAAATATATTAAATACAAATAATTGTAATTAAATATATAAATTAAGTAAATAATGGTTAATGTAATAAAAAGAAATAAAAATGTAGAATGTGTAAAATTTGATAAAATTACAACTAGATTAAAAAAATTATGTATTGATTTACCAATTGATGTTACTATTATAGCTCAAAAAACAATATCAAATATTTGTGATAATATTACAACACAAGAATTAGATCAATATTCAGCAAATATTTGTGCAGAATTTGGAGATTATAATTATAATTTATTAGGAGGTCGTATTTTAGTAAGTAATTTAAAAAAAAATATAGAAAGAAATCATGAAATATTTTATTTTTCAGATTATATCAATAAATTACCGAATATAGATAAAAATTATTTAGATTTTATAAATAATAATAAAAATTATATTAATAGTTTAATAGTAAATGAAAGAGATTATAATATTGATTATTTTGGATTTAAAACATTAGAACAATCATATTTTACAAAAAATAATAATCAAATAATTGAAACACCCCAGTATTTATGGATGAGATTAGCTTCATTTATTCATTATAAAGATAATGATTTAGAAGCTATTAAAGAAACATATGATTTAGTATCACAAAAATATTTTATTCATGCGACACCTACATTATTTAATTCAGGTCAAATTACATGTCAATTATGTAGTTGTTTTTTATTAGGTACAGATGATTCATTAACTACTAATAAAGAAGGTAATTTTGGTGGAATATATAAAACATTAACAGATTGTGCAACAATAAGTAAATGGGCAGGTGGAATAGGTGTACATGTATCAAATATTCGTGCTAAAAATTCTTTAATTAAGTCAACTCAAGGAAAAACATTAAGTATTGTACCAATGTTAAAATTATATAATGATACTGCACTTTATGTAAATCAAGGAGGAAGAAGAAATGGATCAATTGCAATTTATCTTGAACCATGGCATGATGATATTTTAGAATTTTTAGAATTAAAATTAAATACAGGTAGTGAAGATTTAAGAACTAGAGATTTATTTTTAGCTTTATGGATTCCTGATCTATTTATGAAACAAGTAGAAAAAAATGGTGAATGGTATACTATGAGTCCAGATGATTCACCAGGTTTAACAGATGTTTATGGAGAAGAATTTGAAAAATTATATTGGAAATATGTTGAAGAAGGTAAGTATAGACATAAACATGAAGCAAATAAAATTTGGCAAAAGATTTTAACATCTCAAATTGAAACAGGTGTTCCATATATTTGTTTTAAAGATTCTGTTAATGAAAAAAGTAATCAAAAAAACATTGGTGTTGTAAAATCAAGTAATTTATGTGTAGCACCTGAGACAAAAATCCTAACATCAAAAGGATGGCATACTATTATTGATCTCAAAGATCAAGAAGTAGAAGTATGGAATGGTAAAGAATTCTCAAAGACAATCATAAAACAAACAGGAAGTAATCAAGAACTTATAAAGATTACCTTTTCTAATAGTGAAATACTTGAGTGTACTCCCTATCATAAGTTTTATATTTATATTAATGATAAAGATCCAATTATGCTTGAGGCCAAAGATCTTAAAGAAGATATGTGTATCCATAAGTTTAACATGCCAATTATTGATGATATGTATATGCATATAACAACTGACTTCAATAATCCATATACTGATGGTCTTTTTTGTGCAAGTGACAATATTGAATGTATCGTCCCAATTAACTACATTAAAGACATTAAGCTCAGGTGGCTAGAAGGACTTTGTAATAGAAACAATGACAATACAGTCTATATTAAGACAAACTCTATTGTTGAAGAAGACTCAATAATTACTAAGAATGAAAATAATTATCAATTACAAATCTCATCTATTAAATATGACTTCATTCTAGACGTCAAACGTATGATGAATACTATGGGTATTGATCCAGAAATTACAATCATACATAAACATAATATCAAATTATTAGTAACAAGCATTGATCTTTTAAAGTTAATTAGCTTAGGATTCAATCCTAAATTTAATTCCAAGCAACTTGATCTATCGGGTATTAATGAACCTAACAGAGATACTAGGAAATTTATTACTGTTACTAAGATTGAATATACTGGAAGACATGATGATACATATTGCTTCAATGAGCCTTTAAAGCATAAAGGCATATTTAATGGTATTATGACGGGTCAGTGTGCCGAAATTACAGAGGTATCAAATGAAAAATATTATGCAGTTTGTAATTTAGCATCTA